CTTCCTCATCTTCAAACTCAGGTTGCATTGCTGCAGTCAGTTTGTCGAAGATTTTCTTACCATACTTGAACAGGAAGACTTTACCTTCGTTGGCAGGGTTAGCAGGATCTTTCACAACGTAAATGTTGCTCACATAAGTCAGTTTACGCTTCTGCTTACGTGCCAGTTCCTTACCAGCATCAGTGCCGTTGTTCCACAGTTCAGAGTTCAGTTCCGACACAGGATCCTTCTGACCCAGAGTAGTCAGAGAGTTCTCAATGTACCAACCACCAGGACCTTGAAATGCGTGACTATAGAGTTTCACGAACGGAAGGTCCTCACCGTTCGGAGCAGGAAGAAAACGGATCACGGCATAACCATTGCCGCTCTTGTCTACATCCAGTTTCCATACGCGGTCATCACTAGAACCGCTACCAGTATTCATTTTTTCAACTTCTTTGACCAGTTTGGCGGTCAGAGAGCCCAGTTTAGATTGCTTCTTAAGGTCAGCAAAAGACATTTGGATTACCTCGGATAAATTGGATTCGGGGGATTACTCGGATAGTATAACAGAAATTGCCTCAGCGGTCAATGTACTGCTTGAGGGACTCAATGGTTTTGTTCATACTACTGAATAACACTTGCATATCAGTCTCTGGTGGGAAACCCATCAGTGCCACTGATTTGCGTAGGTTCTCTTTCATTTCAACCGCTTCTGGGTCGTCTGAAAGAGATAACCTAGTATACATCACTCTTTGCTTTTCAAGCAAGAGTTCAAGTTTTTCAATGTGTTCTAATTTGGTTTCACGGGGCATTATACCAAAAGTGAGAATACTTCCGTATATCTCCTCTTGCAACTTATTGATTTCTTTCAGTTCTTCTTGAATAATATCAGAGTCAAAAAAGCTACTCATTTATAATTTCCCGTAAAATTTTCTTGTAAGAGAACACGTCAATATTTATGAATGGCATATACTTTTTAATTTTCAAACTTACGGTTTCCCACACTGGGTCCAGAAGTTTCTTATCAAAATCTTTTGAAAAAGAAAAGATTTTGTCGTAAATTACGAATGTTTCTAGTGATAATTTCCCGCTTAGAAACTTTTTGAGAACTGGTGGATGACCTTTGGAACAACTCAACGCATCCTCTAATTTTGTCTCCGAGAACAATTCGCTGCTTTGCTCTTTGAACAAGTAGGTCAAACTCTGTTGTCTCCGCATCCAGTCTGCGTAGGTTCTTTCGCCAGAATTGATAATTTCGCCAATCCATAAGTTGCTCGGTGAATCTGCTGCTACAAAATTTGATACTAGAAAATCTACGACTTCTTTATCAGAATATTTGCGACTTGTTTTCTCAAACCAGTATTTGTCCTTTCTTTTATTGAAAGAAGTCATACTGGCACGGGTCTTCGCACCATACTTAAAGAAATCGTATTTTGGATTTGTAAAGTGATTTTTGAGTGACAAATAATGTTGATAAGTTTCAAAAGGTGTCACGATCATAAAGGCAATCTTGCTCTCGAAGTTTTTTTCATAAAGTTAAGACGAGTTGCATCCCACTTTAATCTCTCTTTCAAAGGTTTTGAAATAAGTTTTGTCACTGATTCAACTTCAAGCGAGTTGATTTCGCAATAATGAACGATTGCATCAATATAGTTGAAGTTTTCTTCTGCTACTATTTTTTCAATCTCTAGAGCAAATTTTGAAGGTGTTAAAAACTTACTTTCTATTGCCTGTTCTAATTCTCTATTTTGTTCCATAGAATTCCAGTTTATCTCTAACAAACTTTCTAATGTATTCTGTGAGAAGTTTGATATATTTTGATTTGTCTCTTTCTTCATAAACGACGCATTCTCCATTTTCACAAGCCATAATGATTACAAGTTTTTTGACTGAAATACCAGTCAGTTCGTATAGCATACAACCATATGCCATACATTGAACAAAATAATGTTCGATCCACTCTCGTGGTTTTGGTTTTTTAGAAGTCTTAAAGTCGATTATTGCTAATTCGCCGTCATATTCAGCGATACAGTCAACTGTCCCAGCAATGCCCAGTTGCTTACTATATAGGGACCCTTCAAGGGCGTAAATATTATTTATACGATTGAGTTCTGATTTTGAGATCTTAAACAGAAAATCTGAAAGAGGTTGAACTGGAGGAAGATCACGATTATACAGATAGTTCTCTACAAGAGAGTGCATATCTGTACCGCGACTTGTCGCTTGTCGTGTAATCTTTTCTGCCTCTTCTTCTCCAACCTTTTTACGCCAATTAATAAAGATTTCCTTATTAAAATGACTGGTGACTGAGGTAATAGAGACTAACCTAAGAAGTTCTTCTTCGTCAGGAACTTTGTAATACCTTACACCATCAATGGTTTCACGCTCCAACTTGGGGAGTTCAATATCAATATGATTAAACATTAAAAACCAGATTCCATTTTCGCAATGATGTATTCTTTAACAAGTCCAGAACGAACAATATCTTCTACACCAAACTCAATTATATCAAAAGAATTCATTTTACGCAAGACTGTCATAAAGTCAACAATACCATTTCGCTCATTTGTTTTCTGCAAATCAGACTGCGAAGCATCACCACAAAAAACAATCTTAGTATTTTCACCAACACGAGTAATAATAGAATCGAGTTCGTGAAAATTTAAGTTCTGAAACTCATCCACAATAATAATAGCATTATCAAGAGTTGTTCCACGAAGGAAAGAAGTGCTCCAGAACTTGATGGTTTCTTGCGACTTTAGATTACCGTAGAGCATTTCAAAGTCAGCATCAGAAGGCATCTGGAACATATACTTCACCATATTCTTATAAGGAATCTGATAAATATCTGCCTTATCTTCATGAGATCCAGGAAGAAAACCAATCTCTCTTGTAGCGACTAGTGAACGAACAAGATAGATTCTTTCATAAGGAGTTGACTCATCAAGAACATCTTGCAAGGCATTGTAAAGAGAGATAAAAGTCTTACCTGTTCCAGCACATCCATAAGCAACTAGATGTTTTCCAGCAGCATAAGATTCAAATAGACGTTTTTGATTATCAGTAAGAGGATCGATATCAATTAAGTATTCAGCACTAAGAGGTTTTCTCCTCTTCATTTGTTTTGCAGTCAAACCAACTCCGATTGGTTGATCATTTGTCCTTTTTCTTCTTGCCATATTAGAGTTTTTTAACGGTTGAACCTGGTGCCTTACTGGCTTTTTCTAATACATCATTCCATCCAGGATTGCGATTGATGAGTTTATTTCTCCACTCACCAACTTCTCCGGGAGAAGGGCAAGTAGAAGGATCAGACCAATCACGGATCCATTCTGGATTATCATTTTTCCACTGGTCCCAGTCGTGGATACTCATTTCCACTTCTTTCTGTTCACCAGTTTTTGTATTCACTACGGGATACGTTGGCATTGTTATAATTTCAAGATAATTTATTTAGACCCATTCAAGAGCTTCTGCAACAGTTGGGAATTGTTCGGAAAACACCTTCTTACATTCCAGAGCAATATCCATATGCTCTTTCTGAGTTCCATTAGCCGATCTAAGTGTTATGTAATGCACCCAGCTACGGCAAGTTCCCGTCATATAGATGCGTGTGGGCGTCGCTAAGGGCAGTACAAAGCGAGCACACTCTTTTGCTACTCCCTTATCCAGGAGTTCTTTGTAGAGTTCCATAGACCCCTGAAAATGATCATTAATCTTCAACCAGAGATCCTGTTTCATATCTTCAGAAAGATCATCAATCGAGTTCTGACGATTCTTGGTATCCTGACGACGAAGGTCTGGTACAGGAATCGTTTCACTCAGCAGAGAACTATCTGCATAACGCTGAGAAAACTCTTGAAAGGTAAAACTACGGTGGCGCAGAATTTGTGCCGCAATACCACGATTAGTCTCAATTTCAAGACTCATAGACGACTGCTCAAAAACAGACCAATGATTGTGCTTAATACAATAACGTAGCAGACCTGCATAGTTTTCAGAATCTTGATTCGCTGGATTAGAAACCCTAGCAATATATGCCATTGTTTGTTCTGCATCGGGAGTCACACTGATAAGTTTTACGGTCATTTACCAAATCCTTTTGATGTTTTTGCTTCAAGTTGAGTGAGTTCTTCTTCCAAAACTCTTAACTGCGATTTCATTTCTATAAGTTGGTTAGCAGAATACAAATGCTCTTGTTTGATTAATCTGCGGAGCAACTTCATCATTTTTCTAGCTCGACTAGTCATCTAAATCAGAATCCTCAAAAATTTCATCGTAATCTAAACGTGGTCTTTTTCTTACTTCTGGATTAGTATAAGCAGCAGTATCTGAATACACTTCTGCTTTTAGATTATCAACCAGGAGTTCAAGATTACGAACAAGAAGTTTTAGTTTGTCTTTGTCCATAGAATACTTTTCACTGAACACATCATAACATAAAAAAAGGAGGGGATCAACCCCTCCGATTTTATTTGAATAAAAATTGAATGTAAAGAGACAGTAAAGTAATTACAACTGCACAACCTGCGGTAATTTGTAATACTGCGAACATTACTTTGCTCCAACTAGTTGTGCTAATTGTGCTTGATAACGACGCTCTTCTTTTTGTTTTTGTTCTTTGATAATTTGTAGGAAGTTAAGTTTCTTCATTTGTGCCCCTCCTTTACGAACTTAACACCACGATAGGTTTCGTTGTATTGTTGGGGTTGCTGCATCATCTGTTGCTGATACTCCAAACGCTTTTGGGTATCATATTCAACGCCACGGTATACGACTTTAGACATTAGGGTTCTCCTTAGTTTTTGAGGTTAAAGAGCGTTCCTTCAGTCGGCTTTTGCGTCTATTTTGCACTCTTTGGGAGCAATTTGTTTTAACTCCCAAATCAATTCATTCTTTGCTTGTTTGG